TGATGGACGAGATGGACAAAGAAACAACCTTGGCTCATCGTATTAATGATAACACAATTTTATTGAGGGTGACGTAATGATTGTATATTGTGTATGGGCTGGGGATCAATATTACCCAACTGGGCCCGGAGATCTTAAAGGTATTTTTGAAACTAGGGAAGAAGCTCAACAATTGATAAATAAACTTAATGAAGAATATGAATATGGTTTTCGTAAACGGTGGGATTGGGTTGAAATTACGAAAGAAACAGTTCAATCAGAAAAATATCAAGACGAAGAGAATATAGACGATGAAGATGAATAAAGCGCAAGAAATACGTAAAATTACATTTGAACAATATAAATTAAGTTCTGTGAATGATGTTTATAATATGTTAACTAAACGCATAGAAAATGAAGCCGAAAAAGGCAGTTTTGGATTAACGCATTTTTTCACGGAACTTGATAAAGAGCATTCAAAAGAATTAGGTAAAGAAAAATATTATACTTATACCAGCAGTTCTTGTTATGATAAAGTTAATAATAGATGGACAATTTCAAATCATATTGTAACCGGAAAGACGATAAAAGAAGTTATGGATTTATTACGTAAAGATGGCTTTAGTATTAAATCTGAACAAAATTGTCAGTACATAATAACTTGGTAAAAAAAACAGTTGATAACTTATAAAAATTCCTTTACTTCTAAACTAAAATTAAATATACTATATAAATAATAAGCGGATTTGATTATCAGATTCTAAAAGTTATTCAGGACACGGGGGCAGTTCCCGTCGTCTCCACCAGAAGAGTATTGGTTATCAGGGTTGGAATAAACCTGGTGTAATAGATTTTCCAAACGTCCAGTACTCTTTTGATGGGGACGATTCAGGTTCGACTGGTAATAAGTAAGTTCTCTGTAGAATACGCTATTTAAAAATAAATGCTAACGATAACTTCAAAGCATTTGATTACGCCTTAGCTGCGTAATCATTGGGCGGCCACTGCCTCGAAACAGAAGTGTGGCATTATTTCCTAAAATTTTATGAAAGGTTTAACATGAAAACATTTTTGATTGCAACTACTGCATTGGTAGTTTCAACAACAGCAGCCTTGGCTGGTGGAATGCAACCAGGCGTTTGGTCTGGTGAGGCTTTTGCAGAATATGGGGTAAATGCCCAAGATGTAACACTTGGAGGCGGTGTTGCTTATGATATCAACTCAGTTAGCTTGTGGACTGAAACTGAACTTCAAGTAGCTCAAGAAGTTGATTTGACTTTGAGTGATGTTACCTTTGGTGCAGATTATGCAATTCTACCTCAAGTAGATGCGTATATGGCATTTGAGTTTGCTGGTAATCCAGATGCAGCTAATGGTCTTGGGGTTGAATATAATGAAACTTCAATTGGCCTTCGCTACGAGTGGTAAATTATCACAGGGGAGCTTCGGCTCCCCTTTCACCTAAAGATTGTTAATAATATTATGGTACCAACTGACAAAAATAAATTCGTTGATGAAATAGAACTTCTATGTAAAGAAAAGAAAATGGAATATATTGATGCTGTCATTGAATGGTGTGATAAAAATAATTTAGAAGTTGAAACTGCTGCTTATTGGATTAAACGAGATCGAACAATGAAATCTAAAATTCAAACTGAAGCAGAAAATCTTAATATCTTGAAACGTGGGGCGCAATTGCCAATTTAAATTATGAATGGTTATGAAGCTTATAAAGAATATCTTGCTTTAAAGCAACATTTTACTAAACCTACATACGATTATATTAAGTATAACGGCAAAGTAAGATCTAATCAAGATTCGTTTAATAAAAGAAAAGATAAAGTCTTTTTTGATAAACTAGCCAAACATGAAAATGTTCACAATTTCTTAATCGCAAATCTAGTTAAAGATCCTAAAGTATGGGTCAAAGAATTGGCGTATAGTGAAAATGCAGAACAGATTTATTTGGAATGGAAAAAAAGGCAACAATCTTTATCTTATCATTTTAAGACGGAGTTGGGTAAATTAGATGAAGAATTTAATTCTAATTTTAAACCCACTAAAAACGAATCTCATCCATTTCTTTTTAGGTTATATTTGGCTGAAGTTATTAGCCTTGAAACATTATGTATTTTATTGAAAGTAACCAAATCGAAAAAATACTGGGATGATATTATGGAATATGATCCTATTTACGAAACTATAAAATTGACTATCGAAAAATATACGCCATTAATTAAGTTTGACGAAGATAAATATAAAAAGATAGTCCTTGAATTCTTCACAAATTTATAGTAATATAAATACACTTGCGGATACGGAAGTATCCAATACATATACAACAATATAAAATATACATTATATAAGGAATATACTAATATGGATTTTTCAAAACTTAAATCTCAGTCATCTAAATCTATGGATGATTTGACCAAAAAACTAGCGGCTGTATCTGGCAACGAACGTTCTTCTGATGATCGTTTTTGGTCCCCAACTGTTGATAAAGCAGGTAACGGTTACGCAGTTATCCGATTTCTCCCAGCACCTAATGATGAAGACGTACCATTTGTACGTTTGTTTGATCATGGCTTTCAAGGCCCAGGCGGTTGGTATATCGAAAACTCTTTGACCACAATTGGTCAAAATGATCCTGTATCAGAATATAATTCAAAGCTTTGGAACAGTGGTATTGATGACAATAAAGCAATCGCCCGTAAGCAAAAACGTAGACTTCATTTTATTTCTAACATCTACGTAGTTGAAGACCCGGCTAACCCTGCAAATGAAGGTAAAGTATTTCTTTATAAGTACGGTAAAAAGATTTTTGATAAGCTTAATGATGCAATGAATCCTCAATATCAAGACGAAACGCCAATTAACCCGTTTGATTTTTGGAACGGCGCGAACTTTAAACTTAAAATTCGTAATGTAGAAGGATACCGAAACTATGATAAATCTGAGTTTGCTTCTCCTGGTGCTCTTTTGGATGATGACTCTGAATTGGAAGCAATCTGGAAACAAGAAGCTAGTTTGGCTGACTTCCTAAAACCAGATAACTTCAAAAGCTATGATGAATTGAAGCGTAAATTGGCCAAAGTTCTGGCCGAAGATTTGGAAACGGATCGTTCTAGTCGAGCAGAAACTATTGAGGAATTACAACCTAAACCTCAACGAGAAATGGCAGCCCCTTCTATTGAAGAAGATGAAACCCCGCCATTTAGTATGAGTGGCGATGATGATGAGGATGATTCGTTAGAGTTTTTTGAAAACTTGGCAAATAAGTAAAACTAAAGGGAGCTTTCGCTCCCTTTTTTGTTAATTCTATTAAATATTTACCCAACTTTCGTACTTACCGAACCTCTATGTGTTGGCGATGGTTCTATATTTCTGGCCGTCTGCGTAAATGATGGCGGTCTTCCTTTACCAGAGATTGAATCCGAAGGTCCGTTATCAGGGCCAGTATTACGACTATCTTCTGAACTTTGTTGTCTTATAAGTTCCATGTTTTTAGCTGCATCATTTGCGGCGACCTTCTGTCCAGCAGTAGGATCTACTAGTTCACTTGAATCTGTAACTGGTGGTTGATTAGCCATTTCTGCATTCAATGATAACGGTGTATCTTTAGTTGGAGAATTAACTTCAATGGCTTCAGCACTACCCCCAGCGGGCTGTACTGGAGTTGGCATTGTATTTAATTGTTCGGAAGATAAAGGTAAAGTTGTTTCTGATAATGTAGGGAGTTTTGGTATCGATAATGGAGAACTAGAAGAATTCTCCGTAGCAGACGACCCGACTCCATTAACTTGGGCTCTTGATGGGGTTATTGGAATTTCTCCGGTTGTGGATTTTGTTGTATTAGAAATTCGCGGCCCGCTATATAAAGTTCTATCAAATATATCATTAAGAATATCAGGAGACTCAGTTCCCGGCGGAGCTGGATACAATTTTGAAAAATTAGAAACAGCTGGCCCCAATGGTCCTCCATTATCGGGGGTTGTTTGTTGTGGTGTTTGTTGTCGTTGCGGCGTATTTGTTTGTTGTGGTGTTTGTTGTGGTTGCGGGGGTTGATTCATAACATTAATTTCTTCGAAGATGGTTTCTCCAAGCTCTTTAACTGGCTTTATCCATGCTCCGCTTAAATCTTTACTAATACTAAGAGCCCCTTCTCTTATATATGGGTCTTGTAATACAGATCTTAATCTTTCAGCTCGTTCTTGTGGGTCTAAATCTGAACTAAATAAGCCAGCATTTTTCATTTCTTCTAGAGCTTTGATTTCTGCTTCTGAAAGGTTTCCAACAAAAGGGCCTTTTCCATCTTTTATAAATCTATTCACTATAGATTCAAAGGTAGAAATATTTTTCGGATCTGCGGCTTCGAAATAATTTGCTAATTTATCAGGTGTGCTGGGTTCTTGCTCTTGTTGAGTTTGAGTTGCTGACGAAGCTTGAGTTGGTGCCGCAGGAGTACTATTTTCAATCCCAGTCGAAGATTCAATAGATTTCTTAACAGCATCTACTCGTTGATTAGTAAGATTAGTATCCAAATATTCAGATAAAAAATTATCTTTTTTCGCAAAAGGAAGCGGTGAGGTATAATCATTACTGAAAGTTTCCAAAATATCAGGTTGTTTTGACATACTGAAATTACTTATCGGATCATTTTCATCTTTTATTTGTTGATTAATTGCGGCTTTAATCGGGTCAACTGCTGGTCTTGTTTGCGGATTGGATATTGTTGTACTTGGTGTACTTGGTGTAGATAATGTTTGTGCTGTTGAAGATCCGGTCGCAGCGCCTCTTCCGAGGTTAGAAAAGAGTGAAGATCCTGTCGCAGCGCCTCCTCCGAGGTTGGGAAGAAGTGAAGAACCTAATGATCTTACTCCGGATACAAAATTACCAAGAGATCCTAATCCGGAATTTCCTCTGAAATTACTACTTCTACTATTTCCACCAGAATTCCCTCCAAAAAAACTATTTACCGGAAAAGACTTTTGAATTAAATTTGGAACTAATGGAGCCATTAAAGCTGTTCCTGTCGATAATCCACTAATCACTCCGCCCATACCAAATGATGATAAAATATTATCAAGTCCGCTTTGAATTGGTGAAGGGGTCGTCGATTGTGATTGTGTTCCAGCAGAAAAATTACCAAAACTGCTAATTGAACGAGTTATTCCTTCCGCAAATTCTTTTAGATTTTTGGTTAATGAAACTATTTCTTTTAGAATTTGGCCTTGAGATAATAAAGATTGCTGAGTAGAATTGTTTAAATTTTTAACTTCTTCTGAAATAGAAGAACCTTTATTTGCTATTTTTTCTAAACTAGGTTTTAGTTTTAAGCTGTTGGATTCTCGAATAGTTTCTATTAAATCTCCAACCCCCAATTCGAAAGGATTTATATTTTCCGAGATTTCTATGTTTTGTGATGTGTTATTTTGCATATACGAAGTTACCTTGGTTTACCAAAAGTCATTTCCTCTTGGATCGTGTTTATCCGGATCATATGGTTCTTCTTTGTCGACAGGATCGGGATCGTTCCTTGATGTGGCGGCATCAATGCGCGCATTTGGCCAATCTCTATCATCTGAAGTATCTCCAGGTGTCTGTTCGCTGTTGTCAGTTGATTGTTGTTCTTCAGGTTGTTTTTCAGGTTCTTCAACCAACCCATCAGTTCCAGATATATCTGGTGGATTAAACAACTCATAATTGATTTGTTCTAATGGTTCTTCTTCGATCTTTGAAGGCAATTCAAGCGGTTTTCCTAGGGTTACAGAAACAAGTTCTTTATGCGTATTTTCACTAATTTCGCCATTTTCGTATTTTTCATTCAAAATTTTAATAATAGCTGAAACGGATGGATTTTCAACTAATCCTTTGGAACCTTTCCCTTCAACAATTTCAAATCCAAGGGCTTTTGCTGCATCTCTAAGTTGACCAGCAACACTCGCCCCTTGAGCAATTATTTTTTTCGCTCCTTCTGGAATAATTCCTTTATCTATTAATTCTTGAAATACTCTACTTGGTTCTACTACACTACCTTGCGCATAGCCTTGTCCGCGCAATCCCATATGTGTAGTATCTCTTTGTCCTTTATTGTTTAAGCCTTCGGCCTTAAATGTGACAATATTTTCTTTTTTTACGTCATTTGATTCTAGGAATTCCATAAAATCTTTTGACATTTTGTGACCTTCACGGCCCAATACTACAAAATCAACTCCCTTTGCTTTGGCAGCATTAATATACATTTTTGCTTCTTTTTCGCTGAAGTGCGGGAGTATAAATACCTTTGTGAAATCTTTTCCACTTTTTTTGATATTTGTTTGTATTAATTCTTCAATTTGTTCTTGCGTTTTAGCTCTTTTTCCAGTACCAGGTGCGATTTGGACCACCATTGCAAAATTAGGAGAACCTTTGCCTGTAGTTGCTACAGCAGGTTCTTGTAGTTTCATATCTACCATATCTTCGGCTTGGAATGCCGAAAAGAGTGTAGATTTAGCTTTAGTGTATCCTCTTTCTAAATCTTTAATAAAATCAAATACACTAGCTGGATCTAAGAGTCCTCCTCCGTATTCTTTAGTTTCAAAATGTAAGTGTGGAGCGGTTATTTCTCCCCATCCATTTTCGTCAAGAAATTTAACAGTGTCATCTAGCGCCCTTTGATATATTTCTTGTTTTTTTTCGGTAGTTAATTTTTCTTTTCCAAATGATCTTTCAAATGCATCTAAATATTCACCATACCTTTTTTGCGCTGCTCTTCCAAAATAAGTTCCACTTCCGGTTACAGTAGAAATTTGATCTCCTTGAGTTACATCATCTCCTACTTTATATGGTTTACCAGTATTTGGGTTTATTATCGGACCACCGGTGTGTAGGAAACGGTATACGATCCCATCCTTTCCTTTTATCTTAATAACTTTTCCAGCCTTTGGGGAAACACTACTTGAAGCTTGAATTATTTTTCCGTTAACTGGTGCAAAAATAGGCGCATTTTGACCAATAAGTAACCTATTAGTTACTGGGTCAATTGCATACATATCAACTCCATAGTGTTTGCGGGTTCCGCCGGTCGCTGTTCGCCTAATATCAAAAGCTCCGGAAGTAATACCTTGAACATTTCCTTTTGGTGTTATATATGATAATGCTCCAGTTATTGGCGTAATTCTTCCAAATTTATCGACATTAAGTTGAGCCCCTCCGGGCTTTCCATAAGGATAAAACTTTGTACCAACAACCTTTTGAGAGGTTTCGGTAACTCCTGTTTTTTTGGTTTGTTCAAATAATGATAAAACCGGTTGTGTTTTTTTCGTTGAAGGTATTTGTTGGCTTTGTTGCGTAGGCGATGTGATTGTAGAGGAAACTTCACCATTTTCCGCAATCCATTTTTGATAAGCAGCATAAGCTTTTTTGGTTTTTTCGAGCCAAGCTTGTTCTTCTCTAACTATACCAGCTCCATGTATATTAGAATATTCTGATCTATCTTTTCTACTCCAAGTTTCTTTCGAGTTATACACTTTACCAGTTCCGGTAATAGTTTGGCTTCTTGCTGCACTTGCTGCAACAGATCCAGAAGAGTTTTGAGTTCCGAAATTACTATAATTTGAACCAGCTAATACTTGTTCTACAATTTTATCCATTTGGGCTTGTAACGCAGGATCGCCCATTAATTTATTATAATTTTGATTAAACTTTCCACCCGAGTGAAATGGAGCGTAATAGCTACTATTTCCGCTTCCCATTGCATCCATTAACGAACTATAAGTTCCAGGGTGAGCATTAACCCTATTCATTAAAGTTTCTATTAATCCCATTTGGGTTTCTTTATCTTTATATCCCACTTCTGATAAAGTCAATGCCTGCAATCTTTTAAGAACTTTGGGATCTTTAAGTTCTTCTCTAAATCTATCTCTTTTGAATGGATCTCGAATCTCGGCCGGCATTTGATTTGGTTGAATTGTATTTGTTGTTTGTGCGGCTGGTGTTGTTGGGGGAGCTTGAGAAGAAGTTGGTTGATTCGGATGTTCAGTATTGTATCTATTTATAAAACTTTTTATAACAGCTTCGCCACTATTCTGTAATACGAACTGTAGCGTAGGGTCGGATGATGCCTCAGTTAACAAACCAGGGGGCCAGTTATAACCTGTTGGTAGACCTAAATTCTTAGCAAGTTGCTCGATATTTTGTGCGGCTGGTGTTGTTAGAGAAGTTTGAGAAGGAGACTGAGGAGTCTGCGTTATAGGCATATCGCCGCTAGATCCAAATCTTTCTTGTATTTCTTTTAACACATTACTGGTAAAATCAGCTGACCCTGAAGATACAGAAGAATCAGAATTTTCTGAAACATTACTGGGTGAAAATTGTTGTAAAACATTAACAGCGGCGTCTAAAGCTTGTCCAGCTGGACCAGCCTTTGGAATAAGACCATTAGTAGATGTATGCGCGTTTTTTGTATTTGATAAAGTGGCCCTACTAGCCCCCGCAGCGTTTGCAGCAAGAGCGGCGGCTGCTAAACCTGCAAATATAGGCTTTTTTAACATTGATCCAAACATACCACCAATATCCCCCCCTGTTGCAGTAGGTTGATGGAAAAGTTGACTTCCTCCATACCCAATTCCAGAAGTTTGGGTATATGTTGGTGAAGCTGAAGTCATCGACTTCATATATTTATTGATAGCAGACAGACTGGTATTTAATGAAGAAGCAGAATCCGATGCTAATGTTGATGATGATACGTTTGGAGAGGCACCGGCGCTTGGTCCTTTTGGTGGTGTCGGCCTTCCGTAACTAGACATATTCCCATAGGATTTAAACGATGATCTAGATTGTTCGAGGAATGAATTTAGGGTTTTTAACGATTGAGATATTTCTTTTTGTAACCGTATATTTTGTTGAGTTAAAGAATTATTGGTTTTAATACCACCCAAGGTTTGTATATTGTTACGTTCTATGGCATTGATTTGGGAATCAATATTAAGATCATCGTTTTGTGAATTAGGCATAAATTGACCTAAATCTCCACCAATACCTTTTTCTGAAGCCGCTTCTCTGAAATTCAATGCTATATCTTTCCGTTAATTTGATGATTTCTTTTCAATAAATGATTTTAACAATTCTACATAAATATCCCGTTCAAATGGGACCATATTCTCTAATTCACTTATTGAATATTTATGATGCTGAGCCATTGCAAAATTTACTTTAAAGTAATTTTCCAAGTTATTATGACTCAGCGCCAAGAGAAAAAATCGTTTAGTGACCTAAGTACGATTTTCTTATCAATACCAGATGAATCTGTGTAAAACAATTCGTGCTTCATAGTGGGCGAATTTGATAGAAATTCCTGAACCTTTGAGAAAGTTTTTAGATCCAATGCTTCGAGAAAATCTCCAATTTCTTCTGGTGATAAATCTTCAGAATCATAGACCTCATCTCCATTATAAATTTGTTTTACACAACGAATAATAAGTTCAAACATATGTTCTTTTTCAATATCCAAAAATGTATCATCACTATAAAGGGCTGCTGATGGGTATTTCATTATAAATCCGGAATTATCATCTATTTTAATATTTGGATCGTTTTGTTTCGGGAAAACAACTTTTATCGTATCAAGATCTATTTCAAAATCATATAATTGCCCGTCATCTACATCTCGGAATGAAATATTAACAATATTATCAACCGAAAACGATCTAATTTTCAAAAATGTATATTCCAAATCAAAGATAGTCAATTCGTCTGTATCTAATTCATCAAGGCAGCAATTCGTGACAATTTGTTTAATAGCAACTAATATATCAGTTGGCTCTTCACTTTCTTTTGCAATTAACAGAAGTTTTTCTTCTTTAACTAAGAAAGGTCGAAATTTAAATTCTTTATCCATAGATGGAATTTTTATAGTATGAATAGGGTGTTCAATTTTTGGTAACATAATTACTCCATTAAAAGTTTAGTATAATCAAAATCAATTTATTTAATAAGTCACTAAAGGATCTTTCAATCCACCGCCTTCTATGGTAAACTGAGAATAAGTTATTGAGGTTGCAAGGCGTATTAAATCGCCTTTATCGTTCCATGCTAATGGCATTTCCAACAAAGAAGAAGGGAATGCTTCGTATAGATTTATCTTTTTAACAATATTTCCGACCTGGTCATATAAAAATATTTGCATGGTACTTGTGTATTCACTTTTATATTTTGAAACATATTTTGGTATTCTAATTCCGGATTCCGAACCATTAAATTCAAATATAGTTCTCATCCAATCATACCAAAAATGTAATAGATCGGCCTTTTTATCTAATAAGATAGAAAAAGTTGTATCGTGATAATATGAATTGAATGGGATCTTTTGGGTTGGACCAAATCCGAATCTTTGTACTTCAGCGGAAAGTAAAGAAACCCCAGGTATTTTTACTTGATCAATTCTATATCGTAATATGTCATTGGTTACATTAAAGAGGGACTTTTCAGTTCCATCATAACTTTCTAGTTTTTTATTTTGTAATATTGGCGGAATTGATAATGCAACCTCAAATGCATGAGGTTTTAAATAGCCATATCCGCTTATATTAGATTTAAAATTGTTTAGGTTAAATCCCATTATCTTTTTCTTTTACTACTGTTATAAATCCAACGTTGTAATGGTAACACTGCTACTTTAGACCATTCAGAAGGAGCTACTAATTGAAATTTACTTTTTACATGACTATATAAATATCTTTTTATACACCCGTCAATTCCATCAAATCTAGTTGACATTTGTTTAAGCATTCTATAAGTTACATTTATTTTAGTGGTTTTGTCAAATTTATTATTGTTAGTTATTTTACTTAATTCTTGAAGAAGTGCAATCCTCATTGTTTCTGGTAAGTAGTGTAAATTTATACCCAAGAAACCATTGGCATAATATTCAATCGGAATAACCAATGGAAATGCATCATAATAAGGCAATATATGTTTATATTTTGGATCATATGAATATAAATACATTCTACCTAGTTCCGGAAATCCTACTTTTTGAAATGATTTGGCTTGTGGGTTTCTTGTAGTTGCGGTTTTTAATTTTAAAATTAAGTCTCGAATCCAATTGATTGCAGATTTTCTTTGTTCTTGTAGTTCGTAAGACGATTTGTTAAGTAAATCTTGAAAATTCGTATTCTTTGACATTTATAATATACCTAATTCTTTTTCTGTGAAAATCTTAAAGCTCCAACCACGATCATTACAATACTGTTCGGCGGCTTCCCATTTTGCTTGATTCACTCCCCAATTTTTAACTTCGGTCAAATAACTTTTTGTTATTTTTGCTTTCTTTTTTGGCTCGGTTGTAAATTTTAATGGCTTCACTTCAATCAATATGGTTTCCTTCATTCCTTTACTATTTATTTTAGATACTATGAAGTCTGGAAAATAACGATGTATTTTATTGTCAATTGGAGAGCGATATGGAATAGATAGTTCTTCCGACGCCCAAGTAATTATTTCCTTTCTATTGTCTAAATACAACATTAATTTAAGCTCATATCCAGAACGATAAACAATATTTGTTGGATCTCCTTTGTATTTTTCTGGATATTTCGGTTTAAAAAAACCTTGAGTGTATTTTTTCGACATAATTCTACTAGATTACTTAATAAATAATAATTTAATATATTTATATAAAGGTAAAGAGATGCCATTAGCGCCGACTTTAAACAAACCTCTTGTAACGAATTTTCCAACCCCTTTGGACACGGATCGTATCATAAAGAAAAGATTTCTCCCCAATGATCTATTGTTGAATGGTGAAGAAGGGGGTAATAACTTTTATATGCAAATTGGATTTCAGGAATATAGTTTCGGAGAGCGTAATCAAATTGGATTGACTGGGTCCGATTTGTTATACCTACCAATTCCTCAAAAAGTCAATGATAGTTTACTTGTTGGTTGGTCCGAACATAGTACGGTAAGTTTTAATGGCTTTAATACAAATACGGGAGCTGGTAAATCCCCGGTCAAAAATGCCGTAAAAAATGCAGGAACCGCTATTGTTGCTAATCCAACGGTTCAAAACATTACTGGATTTCAAATAAATCCATATTTGATTTTGTACTTTCAAAGGCCGTTTTTTAGACAATTTTCATTTAGTTGGACATTTGCACTGAGAACAGAGCAAGAATCAAAAACTTTGAGATATATGGTAAATACATTGAAAGATAATGCTTCTCCAGTTATAGGTGCGGCAACTATGGGATATCCCAACGTGGCGTTAATTAATCTATTTCCAAATGACATGTTTAATATGTTACGATTTAAACCATGCGCAATTATGGGAGTTACAGTTGATCATACTCCAGTTGGCCCGGCATTTGTAGAAAACGGTTCTCCGGTATTAGCTTCCCTTAGACTAGATTTAAAAGAAGTTGGCGTTTGGAGCCAAGGTGAATTTACGGAAAGTCAACAACAAGGTGGAATTGACGATGTCGGAATAGAAGATGGCGGATTCGGAGAATAAAATGGCAAATAGATTAATTACTGAAAAATATTTCGATAAATTTCCAATAATACAATATTCTAATACAGAAGTTGTGGATATAACCCGTAGGACAACCCTACTTGATACTATTTCTAAAAATCCTTATAACTTTTATTCTTACGATATATCAAATGCGGAAAGAGCGGATCATCTAAGTTATAGATATTATAAAGATTCATATTTTAGTTGGTTAATATACCTTTCGAATAATATCATTGATCCATATTATGAATGGTTTTTGGATAGCGAAGAATTCGAGAACTTTCTAATAAAAAAATATGGTTCCATTGAAGAATCTTTGAGAAAGGTTCACCATTATCAAAATGATTGGGAATTTAAGGAAAAGATATCTATAAGTTCTTATGAAGCGTTAGTGGATTCTCAGAAAAAGTATTGGGAACCAGAATATGCATTCAACAATATAAAGCAATATAAAAGAAAGGAAATTGACTGGAAGTCTAATACAAATAAAGTTATTTCTTATGAAGTTTCCTCTAATTCGTTCATAGAAGGGGAAGTTTGCAAAATTGTATTTAACCCAGAAGTAGAAGAATTCGGTAAAGGAGAAGTAACTACTATATCTAATAATATGATTTACATC